TCCCCCGTAGGAAAGGTAAGATGCTGCACTCATCCAATACTCATATTGAGCATCCGTTGAAAGCGGCTTACCGAAAGTGCTAATTAGGTTTTCTTCAGTTGAAATATCAATTGGGTCGTCGATTGGGCCTATTCTAAATGGGCCTGCTATTGCACCGATGTTATCCAATACATTATCAGCTCTTCCTACTGTTAAATCAACCTCCCTGGTTAATACTCCAGGAGACAATTGAGGAGTAGCCATGCTTTTTTTCTCCGATTCTCAGATTTATCTAAAAATTATTTATTAAAATATAGGCTTTACCTATACTCCCACATAAACGCACGATCACCATATTCATCTGTATGCCACCTATCTCCTTCCGAATCAACAAAACTATCTTCACCTAATCCATCATCCATAAACCCAAATGGAGCCATATCTTGTTCTATCTGATTTTTCTGTTCTTCATATAATCTTTTACGAACATCCTGATCCGTAAGTTCTTTAAAGTAATCATTTTGAACTAACCATGCATATATTACTAAACACATAGCAAGGTCATCATTACATCCTTCTTCTGCCTCGAATGAATTATGCTTCTGAATAAATGTTGTTAATTCGGATATAATCTCATAATCTTTAAATATAATTTTATCTGCTTCAATAAGAGTCTTTAAGTTAAGAGATCCAACCTTTTTAACAGTCTTAGACATCTTAACTCCCATTTGAGTCTTTTTACCAGAAAAACCTTGACCAATAATTTGACCTGCTCTTCCTCTCATTGATGCCATAAGAAGATTTTCATATTCAAGATCATAGTGAATAATAGATGCTACTTGATCTCCAATATCATTTACTTCACATAAAATAAATGCGTTATTATATTTTTTTGCAATTTCCCAAATAACATTAGGAAATAGCATTGGTTTAATCTCATTATTTCTAAACTTACCAACAATTCTATGAGGAAACTCTGTAATATCTACCAATATAAAAGCAGAGTAATCTGCATTAACTCCTCTGGCAACATCAACGGTCATTAAGTAATCATGACCTTTTATAGGATCTTCGTATATATCCAATCCAGCACTTCTAGCTATTGGATTTTCATATACAAGAGTTCTTAATTTACTAGGAGCAATAAGAGTATCAACAGATCCTAAGAATTCACATTCAAACTCAATCTTAAATTGCTGTTCGGATGTGTTAGCAATTGTCTGTTCTCTCCACTTATCATCCCTACCAGGAACTTCAGACCAATGAACTTCTGTAGGAACATATTCATTCTTTCCTCTTTCTGCATCGTGCCAATATCTATAGAAATGGTTCATCCCGTGAGGGGTAGATACCATTATGACTTTCGTGCTTTTACCAGAAGTAATAGTAGGATAAACAGAGGCAAAAAACGAATCAGCAATATGATTTGGAACGAATGCAAACTCGTCCAAAAACAAGATATTGAAAGACATTCCTCGAACAGCTGAGGCAGAAGTTGACGCAGCCAAGATTCTGGAACCATTTTCTAACTCCAAACTACCTTTATTCCAGGATATAATACCCTGTTGCATCCATTTAGGTAAATTTTCATATGCAGTTTGCAATCTACCTAGCAAATCTCTAGCAGTTGCTGCTTTGTTTGCAAGAATACCTATATTAACATTATCATTAAACACCGCATAATGCAAGAGATAAGATACAGACGTAGTAGACTTACCAGTCTGACGAGGCATCTTACATATATTAAATCTATTATCATGGAAGTTTTTAATTAACTTCTCTTGAAAATCATATGGTTGAAAAGGAACAAGACCTTCATCCAAACTTACAATCTTGACATGTTGTTTTGCAAAATATACAGGATCTGCCTTACAGGCCATGAATTCAAGAATTTGTTCCTGAGTAAATTCCTGCTGAACATTGGCCTTCTTAAGAAGGGGATTACCAAGATAAACATCGTCAGTGATTATAGGCATAATTAAATCATTTCATATTTTCCAAATTTTTGAGTTTTCCTATCGTGTTCTATTGTTTTTTGTTGTAGGTCTAAAATTTTTTTTAAGTTTTCTACTTGCTTCTTTAATTCTTCGGTTTTATGTTCCTCCGACTTGGAGGATTGGTTCTCCAGGTTCATGTTCCGATACTTGGTAGTTCCAGAGTTTAGCACCAGGATAGACTTTTCTCATTTGATCCTGAACTTCTCTGCGTGAGGGTTTTTTGACTGAAGGGAAAAACATTTTTATCATGTAGTTACTTCCTCTCCATGCCAGATAACAATCTATTATATTTCCTACTTTATTGTAGTTTGGAAGTTTAGTTGCTTCCTTTAATGGATCTTCGTATTGTATATTTGATTTAGGTGAATGGATTGGTTCGGGTTTTACTATATCAATGAACTCAAATTCACGAAATTTAATATCTCCATTGAAGTCTTGAACTTCAATGCCACAATTTTCTAAAGCAGCAATTTGTGCTGGGCCCATTGAAAAACATACAAATACCTAGTTATTTATCTTCCTGACATTCTTTAGCAAGATCTTCAGCCATCTGACCACCAATCTCTGCTCCTTGATCCATTCCAATCATTGTAGCAGCACCAGCAAGAACCCATCCAATTATAGGAATAGATGCTATACCAGTTTGAGTAACTACAGCAGCTCCAGCAGCACCACCTACCATTCTTCCTGTTCCTTCTCCACCACCTTTCTTCTTAATACAAGCAATATTTTTAGGATCTAATCCACTATCTTTACTCTGTGATGGTGCCAGATAATACTGCTCATGCTTAGATATTTTTGCTTTACCTAATCCCAATAATCCAGCAGGCCTGTCAACTCCTTCAGACTTAACTAGTACTCTAGGATCATGTGCTCTATAGTTTATAGAGTATCCATCTTTATTTGCTATTACATTATAAGAAGTATATTCACCGATAGGCAAATTTAACTTAGGGAATGATTCCTTTCTGGCAATCATCCCTATCATTCCTATATGGGATATACCTAAGAGTGTTCCTAGACTAATACCTATCCATTTTTTCATAATAACAACTCACTAGTTTATTATATAGAATTTAATATATCTTAACCTATTCCCAACGTGTAACAATCAATTCTATGGAGTTATCATCCATCTCCCATTCTTCTTCAACTTGAAATCCCATTTCCTTTATTGTATTATGCACAGTCATTCGAGCATATTGTTGTGTAACTTTTTCAACAAACCTCTTTGGTGGAACTGGATCTTTCCAGGTTTGTATATCTGCTACCAATTCATACTCGCCATTATTATTCAAACGGAATCCAATATCATTACCTATAGAAATATCTACTTTTACTTTTTCATGATGATGATTGATAGGATTAATCAATTCTTGATCCTCCTGAACATCATACTGAAGAAGTTCTAGTGCTTCAATCAATTGTGGTTTGTGTTTGATCTTGGTTTTGATCGTGCTGAAGTGCGACATTGTTAGAATAAAATTCGGGTTTAAATTGACGGGTTTCTAAAGTTCCAAGTTTTTCCTCTATTTCTTTAGTGAGTTCTACACATTGATGTGAAGTAAAACCAGTGGCTTCTTCAGTTACATGACCATCTTGTCTAATAGTAAATTTGAGAGTTTGTTTTTGACTCATAATTAGAAATTCTTAGGGTGGGTAATAACATCACCATGTATCTCACCAATATCATCTATATGAGTATGATCAATGGCATCAATGTGATCAACATGATCTATATGTTCAATATGACCATGATCAATATTGATATGGGCTCCATTTTCTAAAACTGCAGCAATTCTTTCAAGAGCATCAGCAATTCTATCATCAGTTGTGGTCATAATAATTTAAATTCATAACTACCCTGCGTTTTTGATTAGTGCAGGTTGTACCAGTATGATGTAATCTAGATGGAAAAGTTACCAACCGATTTTCAACACTCTCGATTCTATCACCATTTTCAAACTCTGTAAACCCATCGTTACTGTTAATGTAATATATTGCAGTTGTGCAATCAACCGATTGATCTATATGCAATCCATATTTTATAATCTTAGCATTTCTTGGATTACAATTCACTTTTGCTCGAATAAGTTTCCCACTATTAACTTTATTAAGAATAGGAAATAGAAGTTGAGCAGCATCAGATTTAACTTCATTATCTTCATAAATCAAATGATAAAACTGATAATTATCTAAATCATCAACTCCAGTTTTTGATTTGTTATCGCACCAACGCCAAGTAATATCAAATCCTAAAAAGAAATCTTTTATTGGTTTAAATTCAGATTCACTCAAAAAATCATCATATACTTCAACCATTATATAATTTTGTCTCCTATTTTAATATTATTTTTTTCAAACCAACCACGATTAACTTCTAATGCATATAGAACTTCAGAATCTGAAGATATTGGATTAGAATTTAATGGTTCAAGTTCCTTTATGCTTTCTATTATACCATCTTTATTAATAAAGGCAATATCTAAAGGAATAGTAGTATTTTTCATATGAAATGATTTTTCTCCAACTTCTTCAAAAGAAAAAAGCATTCCACTATTTTCATCTAAAGTTTCTCTAAACATTAATCCCATTCTAAATTCAGTTTCATTTTTTGGAACTTCAATATTTAATTCTACAGATTCACTTACACCACCACCATTCCCATTTCCACCATTGCCATTACCATTGCCATTTGAATGACCATTTCCATTTCCGTTTCCATTTCCATTCTTTTTACTATCTTCATCTGGATCTGGTTTTAACCAACCTCTAGCTCCAACATAATACCCTCTTGGAATAGGCATACATTTCTTTTCTTTATGACAATAATATTTTCCCTGTGGGCATTGTTTATGTTCTTCAGTAATTCCTTGGAACTGTTTAAAAGTTCTTTGTATCCTATCCATAGTTTTTTGTGCCTCTCTGTTTACAAACTCTTTTGATGCATCAACCATCTGATCAATAGATGGCCCATCACCTTGACTACTATCAAGTCTTAATTTAAGAACAGGATAAATGTTTGAAAATCTCCATTTTGCTAAACCAGGTTCTGCTGGTGTTTGATAATCTTGAGTAAGATCATCCATATCCCGTGGAAAGAAAAATGGATCATAACCTGCAACTGGTTCATCTGAACTTGCAGTAAATCCATTAGTGCCTGACGACATTGTTGGAGATGCTTCTTTTAAATATTTTTTAAAAGATTTCATTAGACTGTAATGTTGTCTGCTTTAACAGTAACCGTTGCGGAAGTAGCACTTCCCATATTCACTTGCATTAATAAATTACTACTGCTAATTGTTGCAGTAAATGTTCCTAACATAGAACCAGTAGCAACTGCACTTTCTTCAACAATTGTTGCTGTTGTGCCATCATGTATTATAGAATATTTACCAATTTGATAAGCTGAACCTTGTGTAATTAATACCTTAACAAATGATCCACGATAATCTGCTTTTGCAAGTGTTAATACTGTTGTTGCACTTGTAGATGAAACTGCAGTATCTGCTTCTTGTGGGCCAGTTCCTGTTAAATTAGAACCATCACCATAAAGTGTGGTTGCAGTAATAATACCACAAGTTACATTACCATTAGCATATATGCTTGCAGCAGTTCCAACTTGAAAACCACGATTGGATGTTGTTAAACCTGCTACAGCAACATTACCATTAGCAAATATAGTAGCAGCAGTTCCAACATTAGTTTGGCCTGCAATAGTTAACGCACCATCAGCAAAAGTTAATAAATCTGTATCATCTGTATGGCCAATAGTTGTTCCATTTATTATGACATTATCTACGGTTAATGTAGTTAATGTTCCCAATGAAGTAACATTTGCTTGTGCAGCAGTTTGTAGAGTTCCTGTTAATTGTGTTGATGTAAGATTACCTGAAGATGGATTATATGTTAATCCAGTATCAGATTCTGCACCTTGACCACCTGTAGCACCATCTACAAATATTGGATAAACAGTTTCATCACTAGAATTGTTTGCAGAAACCGTAATATTAGTTGCTGTAGTAGCAGTAGTAGCAGTATCAGCATTACCAGTAACAGCACCAGTTAATCCACCAACAAATCCACCATTAGCAGTTACTATCCCTGCGGCCGCAATATTACCGTTAGCAAATACAGTAGCACCAGTGCTGACATTTGCTTGAGTAATAGTAATTGTTGGGCTACCACTTAATCCTGCAGCAGTTCCAGAAGTATTTTGATTACCAGATTGGTTTACACCTGGAAGATTAATCGCAGCAGAACCATTAAAGTTTACTCCACCAATAGCTCTTGTAGTTTCTAGTATAGTAGCAGTGGCAGCATTGCCTGTAGTATCTTGGTTTAGAGTTGCAACTCGTGCAGCAGCAACCGTTCCAGAAGCAATATTAGAACCACTTAATGCTGTTATATTTGCACCACCACCAACAAAGTTTGCAGCAGTTACAATACCAGAATATGTTGCATTACCATTCGTAGCTATTGTTGCTGCTGAACCAACTTTTAATCCACCATATAAATTTGCCGTTGTTCCACTACTAATATTATCTGTAGACGCAACACCTATTAATCCAGAACCATCACCATGATATACTCCAGCAGTAATAATACCAGAAACGGTCATATTACCAGTTGTTCTATGGAGTGTTATTCCAGTTCCAACATGTATTGTATCCTTATCAATAGTAACTGATCCACTACCTACTGTTAAAACACCAATTATACGAGCATCACCTTCTACAATTAATGAGGTATTTGCTGAACCTGCTTTAACATTAAGACCACCTAAGCAAGATGTTAATCCAACAAATGTGGATACACCAGCAGTTACATGCAAACCTTCTGAACCTGTTTGCTGAATTCCTTTGGTTGCAGTAACAATACCAGTAGAATAGATATCAGTTACAACATCATAGTTAAGTGAAGCAGCAGTTACAATACCACTAAAATAACCATTAGTAGCAGTAATAACACCGACACTCATTCCAATGCCAGATACATTACCAACCTTTAATGCAGAATCTAAAGATTGATCAGCACTTGATATTAAAGTACTTCCAATTCCAACCCAATCAGTACCATTGTAAATTAACAAACTACCAGTATCAGGAGTAGCATCAACATTTACATCAGAAAGATCTTTAATATAACCTGCACCACCGCCACCAATTACTGCTAATTGTTGTTGTGTTCTATTAATGAATAATCTATAATGATCTGCTAATTCCTTTAAACTACGAAACTGTTTATCTAATGGAGCTAATGGATCAGAACCACTACCAACAGATTGATTATTTTCTGGTGGTTCATTTAATAAACCCTCTTGTAAATCCTTTACTTCATTAAATTCTTTTTTAAATGCTTGTTGCTTTTCTTTTAATTCATCAACTATAAGATAAAGAGATTTTAGACTTTTAACATCACCACTCAACTTTTCTATATCTTCATCATAATATTTTACCTTTGGAAGATTTGCTATCTCCTGAGTAAGACCATCAAAATAACCACCATATAAATCTTTTGTTTCGGTATTCTTTCTATTAAATTCTTTTACTTCCTCTTCAACTCTCTGTTTTAAAACATTATACTTACTAAGTATTTGTTTTTTTAATAATCTATCATCATTCTTAAAAGAATGTTTAGTTTCATGGATCTTAAGAGCAGCTTCTCTTAATTCTTTGTATATATTCTCCTTAGTTTCTTTTAAATTATTGGTTACTTTCTCAAATTCAACTTTATTTTCAAAATCCTTAAGATCAAAATTCTCCGAAATCTCTTGAATCTCTTGATCTATTCTACCTCTAATAGAATCAAGATTATCATTTACTTTTACAAAATCAGAATCAATAACTCCAAAAGTTTTTCCTATCCATGAAAAATCTGGAACTTCATTAACTTCATTAACCCACTTAGGGAACTTGGGAATAGATTCTTTTACTGCAAGAATATCTTCCTGTAAGGATTTAACATCCTCTTCGTAATACCTTACTTCAGGAAGTTTATTGAGTCTATTTTCAAGTTCACTTATCTGCTCATCATAATATTTTATCTCTGGTATATCTGCAGCATTCCTATCTATTACTTCTTTTAAAGTATCAATCTGTTCACATATAGCTTCTACTTCTACATCATATGTTTTCTGTTCTGGTATCTCTGGGATACTCTCCTTTATCTCCTCAACATATGCTGTGAGTTGTTCTAATTGTTCATCATAATATTTTATTTCTGGTATCTCTGGTATTTCAGGAATATCTTTTCTTACGTCATTTATTAGACGTACTATCTCCGTTAAATCTTGTGACTCTTCTACAGAGCAAGGTGTGCCAGGTGCTTCTACTTCTTCTTTCTCTGATTCTATTTCATCACTTTCGTCGGGATTTTCTATAAAATCGTTTACCGAAGGTAATTCCTTTTTTTCTGTTATGACTTCATCGATTGTTGGTAACTCCTCGTAGAAGTCATCTATCGACGGTAACTTGTCCGACATTGTATGAGTAATTTATATACTTTGGGATTCCTCTCCCAAAGTTATTTATCGTCTTTAGGTTCTATACCATTTTTTAAAAGTTTTGCAAGTTCTGAAGTAGATCCTACAAATAATGCATTATTAACAGTAGATGGGCCTTTTATTTTTGTTTCTTCTTCAACATCTTTCAATTTCTTTTGAAGATCCATTAATTTATCAGTCGCATCAGAGACACTCTTAATCAACTGCCCTGCGACCTCATATGCTCTAGGCATCTCACTATCCTGTGCAAGTTCAAGAATACCATTAATTGCTTCCTGACCCTTCTCTATGATACTGTAAAGATTTCCACGAGTATACTCATAATCCTTTTCAATATCATCCTTAGTTAATCTATCTGGTTTTTGTTCTGGAGTTATACCAACATTATCCTTTGCAGGTACTATGGTTGATTCTACATTAAAAGTATCATCTAAATTAGTCATCTTCATGTAATTACACCAGTAAATCCAAAATCATCTCCCATTTCTATAAGATTAGTATCTTCAGTTCCACTATAATCAATACCTTTAACTGGAGTTCCTCTTACATGTGCAGCTGCAGTTGTCTTATCCTGACCTCTCTTAACGGTAAGTTTATTACCAGTAATCTTAGAAACATATAATTCTTCACCATCAATTTCAATATATTTCTTGACGGTAATTGCAGTTCCATCATTAACATTTATTTCTGTTGCATCTATTGCAATATCTTCGGCAAGATTGGTAACAACATCACCAGTGTAATCTTTAATTGCTCTTGGTGTAACTTTATAAGTAACATCTCTTTCTGTGCTCTTAGAACCACCAGCAAGATAACGAACAGAAACAGACTTGACAATATCCTTCGTAGCAGAAGAAACAGGGCCAAATAGGTATGTCTTAGCGGTAAATCTTAATGTATAAAGTAAAACTCTACGAGATGTATAATCACCTTCATAATCATCCTGCATAGTTACATTTTCCAATATAATAGGAACATCTTTCTTCTCATTTATTGAAGAAAGAAGATTGATAGTTAAATTATATTGTGGTTGAAAATAAGGTAAAATTTGTTCTACAAGTTGAAGAGCATCATCGTTCAACTTACACATAATACCCAATTCAAATTGCATATTATATGGGACTGGTGTATATACTTTCTTTGTATCTGTTCCTGAATCTGGATCCTTTACTGTTATCTGTTGAGTAGTACTAACTTTTCTAGAAGGATCATATGTAAGACCAGTAAATTCAAATGACATTCTTGGTAATGAAATTTGAGTTGCCTGACTTAACTCAGGTGCTTGCTCTAATCTTGCTAAAAACTTTTGAATTGGGCCATATGCCAAGGGAACTTTTACAACAGAACCCTCCTGCTTAATAGTAAGATTATTAAACAGAGTACCAAAACCAATAATGGTTTTTCTAAAGATTTCGTTATAAAAATATTCAAACATAATTATAGACCTGATATTTTATTTATGGTACACCAAATGGGTTCTGTTCACTGAAGTCTAGAATATCATCTGCTTCAGATTGGAAAACATCATTCTCTCCATATCCATCATCAAAATTACTAGTATCAACTAACCTTATCATATGAGCTGCACCTGAAGATTGTCCAGTAATTGTTTCACTAGTTAAGAATGTTCCAGTAATGTTATATATCTCAATTTCATTTGTGGTAGCATCCCATGTTCTTACTCGTGCAGTGGCTCCACTTGTTCCTCCAGTAATTGTCTCATTAAAGGAGTAATTACCAGAACCTGTGCTTCCTGGAGAAGCAATTGTAATTGTTGGTGCAATTGTATAACCAGCACCAGCATTTGTTATGTGAATAGCAGATATTGCTCCAGCAGAACTTAGAATTGCTGTAGCAGCAGCACCAGTTGTAGATATGCCATTTTGTGCTGCAAATGTAATGGTTGGTGTTGTAGTATATCCAGAACCACCAGCAGTAATAGTAACAATACCAATTACACCATTTTCCATCTTGGAAGTGGCTGCAGCACCTACGCCATCACCAAATACTTCAATTTGAGGATTGCTCGTATATCCATAACCTGGATTTACAATATCAATACTCTGAACTACTTTCTTAGCTTTATCATCGATGGCACCAGAACAAACAGTAATATCGCCAAGTAATTTTGCTGATGCAATACCAGTCATACCAGCAGCTGGTGCAGAAGATATTGCTACTCTTGGTGCATATGTATAACTATTTCCTCTATTTGTAAGACTAATATATTGAATACCTCCATTAAGAATACCAGTTTCAGCAGTTGCCTGAACAGCAGTTCCAACTAAAGTTAACTTCTGAGTTCCACTAGCACCAATAAGAACATCTTCACCATCGGCACCTGGAATAGCCTCTAGAGTATCATCAATTTCATCAACACCAGTATCAATAACTTCATCTTCATAACGGAAGAGCTCACAACGTAATTCATAAACATACGTATTTCTAAGTTGATAGAATGGTTTTTCATGCTCTACATATTTAATTTCAAATATACGATCTCCTAAAGGAAAATATATTAAATCACCTTCTTTAGGTCTTGTAGATAATTTTATATTATCCTCATTCTTCATTAAAGGTGAAATATATGTTTCATATCTTTCTTTAGAAATAATCAAAGTTACTTCATTAGTTGCTGTAATACCAAACTTAGACAGCATTGTTGGATTATCCCCATACCCATCAAAATTATCAATATATGCTTCTATTGGATATGCATCATCAAATCTAGATGCAGTTACTTCCTTCATTATAGTTTTTTCATTCACATATTTTCTAGGCATATAATGAATATCAACACCGTACATTTTCAACTGCTCGTTAATCAAAGATTGAACGAGACTCTGTTCGCTAGATGAACCTTGTTGAAAAAACGGGTTAAGTGACATATTCTTAACCTATCATATCTAATGGTGGAAGTTCATACATATTAGACATTTGTTCTCTGATGACTTCTAAATCTTTTTGAGCATCATCATAGATTTGTCTTCCATTTAATTCTATACCACCAGGTAATTTAACTCCTGCAAATTTAATTAAATTTTGACCCCATTGCCTTTTAACAAGAGCAGTTGTATATTTTTTTAAGAACGAATCATTCCATACTCTTCCATAATCACTTGGATTTAATATTCTATAGCAATCCATAATAATATAATCACCAGATGCGACATTTCCCCAATCAACATCGATATACAATCTATCTTGTCTTTGATTAAATCTAATCTGTTTTTGAGTTGTTAATAGGAAATTAATATCTTCAAGATATGTCTTAGTCATTGCATAACTTAATATTTCCGTCTGACCCCAATAATAAATGTCATTTAAAAATAACTGATACTTAACACTAAACATATTGTTAGTGATAGTATTAGATCCATCATAATGAAATATTTTAGATACACCAATAATATCTGGTGGAACTTGTAAAAAATTACTATTCTCTTGCCAATTAAATTCTACAGTAGACCCGTCAATAGTTGCCTCTGCTGTAGTTGTTGTTATTCCTACATTACCAGTATTACCACCTCTAGATCTTCCTCTTTCAACATCATTATCAGTTAACTGATATTTCATAAATGTTGGATAAACACCGTCAAAATGTCTTTCTTGAAAAAACTGAATAGCATCATCAAGAATATCCTCTATTTGTTCTTCAGCAACATTAATTTCAAGTACAGGAGCACCTAACTGTCTTTTACAGTAATCAATAAGTTCTGTTCGGGATGATGGTTGAGCCATTTACACATTACCTCTATTGATATTTAGGGTGCGGAAGAAATGCCACCTCTAACTAAAATATTTCCGTCAGCAATTCTATAGACTGTAGCACCTGAGCTTACTAAAACATCATATACATATTTTCCTTCTTTTAAAGTTCTTGTTGAAGTTGACCCTAAAGAAACTGTAACATTACCTTTTGTAGAACCAGTAGTAGTATCAACACCAACAATAAAAGTAGCATCAGCAGTAGTACCAGATCCTACAGCTACACTTTTTATCATCTGAGAAGATCCAGACCAACCAGTTGTTGTGGCTATACCAACAGAATTTGTTGTGGAAAAATTATAACCAGTATTGGAAGTATCTACAACTTCAAAAATTGTTTTAAAGTCTGCTCCCGTATTAAGTATCAAATTAGCACTAAATGCTACTCCAGAATCAGGATCAAAAGTAATCTTTTTAGTTGCCATTGACCAATTCCTTTAGTAGAGATTTAATTTCACTAATTTCATTCTTTAAATTAGCAAGATCCTCTTCAACAGTCATTGCTTTCTGTTTAGCAGATTGTCTTGCATTTTTACCAGCAATATACCGTTGATACGAGTTTTCATCAGTATCAATAACTTGACCTGTTCTAGAATCTTTAACAAGATTAGAATGTTCTTTTACTTTGACTAAACTCATATTATGCTAAAGTGAGAACTCTTAAATCAGAAACTCTAGGAACATAAGTTTGACTGTTTGATGTAAGAACAAACTTAATTCTATAATGTTTGAATACTGGCAAGGAATCTGCTGTGAAAGTATATTCTTTATAGAGTAACTGATTTGCTTTAAATCCACTTGGGTCACTAAATGGAACTTTCTTGTCAGATCTTCCATCACTTTCAGCTAAACTAATCACTTTACCATTATTATCTAGATTTTTATATCCAGGGAATGGAATAAATATTGGATCAAAATTGGCAGTATCACTAATTGAATAGAATGCTCTAATATCAGTGAAACTATTTTGATGACCATTCAAAATAATTTTAATTGAACTAGCAGAATTTGCTAATCCCATTTCTTTAGAAACGTATTGGCAAGAATGTGGATCTTCAAACAAATCATTAACTCTACCATCAGTCTTATAATTCTTAATTGGATTATCAACTCTATTAGAAATAAAGATAGCACTCATTCTTTCCAAATCAATTACAGGAGTTATATGAGGATCAATTGTTTCTAATGTAAGTGTCATCCCAAACGATCTATTACCTGAGAAATTTGAAATTATGGAGCTACTTGTTTCATTAATCCTAGATGCAATTATTCTAGAAGAATCTAGATAATTACTCTTATTCATAGCAATTGGTTGATATCCTTTATCTAAGAATGGTATATCAGTACCCTGACCCATACCATCACCAAGGTTAGATCCTGAAACTGTTCTCATAACTGCAGTTACATTAGTTCCAGGAACTGTTGTGTTCTGAATTTGGGGAGAAATAATCTGGAATGGTATATTCTGCGTTGCATGAATACCATATCCACCAGTAGATTTAGTTTCATTAAAATGCAATACTGGGAAACTTGCTTTAGTAGCAGAACTTCTATCAATTGAATATAAAGGATTAGCACCACCTGTATTTCCAGTTTGATCCATTTTAAGAGTATAGGAATCAAAAGTAATTGGATTTGGATCTCTATCAGTAACCTGATCCATTCTATGGGTTTTATTAACACGGGCTAATGATACACCACCAATTTCATACTTATAAACTGGAGCACCTTTAAGATAATTATTCCTATCAGTTCCTCTTGTTATACCACTAATAGAACCACTACCAGCACCAGTATATTTAATAATTTCATTACCAATCTGCAATAATCCAGGATTAGTTGCACCCACACCAATTCCTTCAAATTGTTCAAAATCACTACTACTTTCAACTGAAATAGATCCACTTGAATTTGTATTATATGGTAAAGATAACCTAGTTGGTGTTACATCAGATGTAGCATCACTAAGAATCACCCTATTTTGTTCGTGATGCATACCATGATTTCTATGATCAATAGTGAAATGCAATCCATCCTCTACAGTATTAACACTTTGAGCATAACAACTTGCCAAACCACCATATCCTTTAGTATTCAATGAGGTGGTTAATCCACTTACTGGATGAGTATATGTAAGTAATCCATTAAGTTCAAAAGTACCTTGAACATTATCCAGAATTATTTCATCGGTTTTACCAAGACCAACAATAGAAAGTCTAGCATTTCTACCAGCAACTCCATTTCCAATTGTCGATATACCTAAAATATCACCTACTTGATATCCACTACTAGAACTGGTTACTGTTGCAGATGTTACAGATCCATCAGTAACAGCAACAGTTGCAGTCAAAGATTCACCATTACCTGTTATATTTGTAAGACCAACACCAGTAAATGAGTAAGTTCCAGATGCAGGAGTATATCCTAAACCAGCATTAACAATACCTAATGCACCTGTTGCTTGACCAGCATTACTAATATAATTACCAAATGCATTAGATGCTGCACCATAGGTATTAGTTCCATCAGAGACTGCTCCTTGTTGAACTGTATTACCGAAAGTAAGAGCAGTATCTGCTAATGATGTTCCTATACCAACTCTAATCTCTCTAGAATTAATATTTAAAGAATTGGGTTGTAACTTAGCAACTTGACCATTACCTTCAGTAAGAATTGGATTATAAATCTCCAAAGTTCCACTATTTACAAAATCAGCACGATATATCTTAAATTTAAGATCTTCCCACTGGCTTGGTTCCCATGTTGATGCGTTTTGGGATTTAAATAATGATCCCAAATATGGCTGCTGAGAAATAAATTCATCAGTCAGTATATCAGATTCTCCAATTCTAGAAATAAATACCTGATATTTTGTTGACCATGATGCTAAAGCAACAGCATATTCTGTTCCCGATCCTTCCAGATACACTGGTGCCTTGAATTTAATATTAGTTGCAACACTTCCATCTGAAGATAAATTAATTTTATCTGGAGGCACAATAATTTCAGAGAACGGTAATATTTTCTGTGTCGGCAATCCACCTTGCATTGTGCGAATTTGGAATGTCATTGGAATATCCATGTCATCCTTTGTTTTGAAATAGATATCACAACTAGTAATGAATATTCCACCTTTCTCTGTAACTTGGAAAGATTGTGCTAGAGGATCATACCAAACATCTTCAGTGTCAGATGTTGCAATTGTTCCAGAATGAGAATCAACAACAGCTGAACCACTAAATTCTCTAGCAGGTTTTTCTTCATTGTGATGTTTGTCCTGAATTGTTGCATTTCTAGTAGAAATAATACTCTCCTGAACCGTCTCAAGAGTTCCAGTAGCACTATAATTAGCATCACCAAAACTATCAGAATTATCTCTATCATTAGTATTATTATCAATCATAGTTAAACTCTTTATACCAGTTTCAAATTGAGGATGATTTCCTGTATTTGGATTTGGTATATAGAAACTTCCTATTAAATTAGCACCAAGATCTGAAATCAATCTTAGATTGCTAATTTTTGCTTGAGCATTACTTGATTGACCTCTTAATGTCATTCCAGAATGAGCATATCCAAACCAATCACCTTGAGGTTGATCTGCTAAAGATTTGCAATCAACATTTAATATTGTAGTTGTTGCTGAATATACTGCTGGCATCTTAGTGGAATCTCCACTTGCAGATGCAACCTGAACAACTCCTGGAGTTCCCAAGAAAGTTTCAAGACCTGTAGCACCAACTTGAGAAATATATGGATTCTTATTAAAGAAATCTGTAGGAGCATTATATGGGCCTGCTCTATGATTTGCCTGTGCTACTCTAAATTTAATAAATGGTTGATCAGTTCCTTCTGGTTGTACACCAACTCCAGGCATAGTACCAATAACAGTTTCACCTACTTGGAATGTTCCAGATTCCATAGTAATTTCCATTAATTTTGGAGTGCAATATTTGGTTACATTAACACCATCAAAGAAACCAAACATTTGAGTTAATGGTTTGCACTTAGTAACACTAAATTGAATATTTCTAGAACGCATTATTGTAACAACATCTCTGCTTACAACTTTATCACCTAAAGATTCATTATCCCATTGCTCAGTAACAACCTTTCTTATACCACTTCGAGTAGATGTTCCTGTTTTCCAAGTATCACGAACAGTATCATTAACTGTGGTCGTAGTAGTAACTGTAGTATATTGAGAATGGTTTGGTCCATCACCACCATTAATCCAACCTGCTTTAATAATATTTTCAACAACATTACTAGACGTACTTGATCTTGTTTCTGTGCGATCTTGGAAATCTGTTCCTGTCCAAGTTGTTTCCCATGCATTCCACATTATTGGACTCATACCTGTTTGTGGATCAACTCCCCATTCCTGTTGAGCCTGTGCCATAGTACCAGCAAAATTACCTTCAGTCTTAATAATCTTTGCTTCTATCCTTGCAGTATCAACCCAGGTATCCGATGTTGGAGAAATTTCAAGAGTTGCTTGCCAGAAACTAACCAAGAAAGGAGTAACACTCTCTGTTCTAGTAGCAAATTGCTGACTTAACCACTCAACTTCTTCATAATCAAGAGTAACAATATCAGATTGTTTTTTAATATTACTTCCTTCTGCCTCAGAAAATGCTACATCAGTTGTGGCATCAACATTATCAACAGGACCCACCATCAAATCAATAGAAGTAGTATAATGTTGTGGTCTTACTTCTTTATTTGTAGGGTCTACACTATTTTTAATTTGAACAGCAGTTTCTTGTGGATCAAGACTTGTAAAATTATCAACAAAGAATCCAGATTTATATTGATTCATACCATCTGAATCTGGAACAAACATATTTGCTGTTTCTGATTCAAGTAAAGATAATGATGTATAATATTCAAGATTCTTGATTCTATCTTCAAGATCTTTAATATCTTTCATCCTATATCTCTTATGCTTTAAGAATTTAAGATTTGCATGTTTAACATTAAACAAATATGGTCTTAGTTCACAACTTGCAATTTCAATTGCATCATCAATTGTAATAGGAACTTCTGGTTTTTCTGCTGGATCTCCATATTGAACTTGGAATCTACCAGTTTTATCTAAGAAAATCCTATCTACTCTACCAACATAATGTTTAAAATTAGTAATAATACTTTCATCGGATGCTAAAATATTAGCAGCAGAATTTCCTTCTCCAGTAAAACTTCTTCCAAAGAATTCAAATGGAGATCTTGTGTTTTCAATAACTGTATAATTGGTAACTTTTGGTCTAATATCAATCATATCAGTAACTCTTTCACCATCAAGATATGGAATATCCTTACTATAATCCCAAGTATCATAAGAATTCTTTGTAGTAATATCTCCTTCGTCAGTGGATTCATAATATCCATTCGCAAAGTATATCTTTAAACTTTTTGTTGGTGGTCTAGCATTATCTTTTCTTGTAATAAATGAATAATCATAGAAAGTAGGTCTCTGACCAGTAGTAAATTTGAAATTTTTAGAAA